GTTGTTGAACACCGGGCCCTCCATTGGATATTTCGGTGTCAACTGAGCAAAGTTTCATGAGAAGCATACATTGCGGGACTATTTGTTTATTCCCAGGAAATACCTGGTACATATGTACAATTTTAAAATTTTATAATGTACAAAAGATTATTATGGCTAGTAATAACCTCTAGAGAGGGGGGAATTGATGGATAGCCCGGCCATATTACCTACGATACCACCACGCGTGGATCGTTTGCCTCGGGCTCTTGCAAAGGCCATCAATGCTGAACCGGCACCTCGCACCAACTTGGATCCAGCTCCTGCGGCAATAAACTCTCCGACCTCACGGCCGAAATTGCCAAGGTGGCCCCTTAACTGGGACCACCATCCGCCGTTTGCAATCGCTTCGCCTTGGGCGATGGCTGGTAGCCTCTTACCTAATTCCAACACTGTGGTAAGGGCATTCGCATCGCGTGGCGTAGTTGGTTTCGCCATCTTCGAAAAATTCGAATTAGGCGCCACCACGTATTCCACGCAGTTCGAAACCTGAAGCATTATAGACGACCCTGCAGGAAACCCAGAGAACTGTACGAACGTTGTGGTCATGTCAGATAATCCGGGCATTGGCAAGTGTATATACTGTTCAGGCCCCGGCCATGGTCCACCCATCGGGGGATTCCACCCCAATTGGTCAAACGCCTCAGTGGGCGCTTGTTCAGGCGCAGTCGTGACTGGCACGAGTCCTTCCCGAAATGGTTGCCATTCAAACTGAGCGGAGGTATGGGTGTTGTTAACCTCTGCAACATTCCCCATTAAATTCATTAATGGGAGCACCTCTGCATCGGGACAATTAGCGAGTTCTTGAAGGTTCGCCGGCCCAGTATCGGTAATTTGATAACCTCCATGGTTGTACCAATCAACAGGCACAGTCGATATTGGAATGGACGTGCTTGAAGCCACTATGGTGGCCCTCGCCGCGTTGATGTATCCTGCACCGGTTGTCAAAGACCCGGAGTAGAAGAACTTAGCCTTCGAGCTGATCACCCTCCATTTATCTGCATTCATAAAGGAATCATTCTGTCCAAGTGGATCATCCGCCAACGTTGGATTTCCATGAGTGTACTGCACAAAGGGAATTATATGATAAGTCCCTGGTTGTTGTGATGCAACCCATGTAGCGGAATCAGTGTCCACAACATGTGCGTTCCACCCGCCCGCTGCCGCTGCAGCATACAATATGGCACTCACCTTACCCTTCTGGATAGCGAAACCTCCTAACGCCGATGGGACAATGGCAAAGGAGATTTCTCCAGCTCCATTGGAGTAGACTTGAAACAGTTGTTTATGCTCAAATGGAAGCGATCGGCAGCAGCTGCCGTCGGGTATTCCAGTCGCAGTATCAAGACTACCAGTAGGTGACATAAAGCAACTAACAAACGGGTGAACGCCGGGGCGGAAGGTAATCGGGGGTCTTCTTCGGGGCAAAGGTCGTTCCACAACATTGACAACAGTCGAACGTTGTTGGGTGGCTTTTCCATTCTTCTTCTTCTTACCTGCCATAATAATAACAAAATGGGGAACGTGAGATTGGTTGTTATCCCGTCTACTCACTACAAACCCGTTAATGATATGTCCATCGCCACTCCCAATTCGTGACATATATCATATGGAACCTCATATTCATCAAAGACATCTGGGTTCCATTGCGTTATCACCATTTCAGTGTCGACTTGTTCTCTGACGGACATACCAAACGCTCTCGTGAATGACAGACGGGTGGCGACCTTCACATCTTGAGCATCTTTAACAAGTGTAAGCCCTCTGACCCTATAAGCCATATCCTGATAATCAGGGGCATTGTCCAACAACTGTCGGACATCACATTCCATCCCGAGTTTCATAAGTTTGCAGGCAAATGTCTGCAATACAGGCACCCCAAGATTCAACGTGAGTTCACAAATGCCAACAGCATAAAGCATTTTCCTTCTCAATCTCGCATCTCGGAGTTTCAAGAACCCTGTGCTAGCATTAGACAACACTTTCACAGGGTTCCTGACGAACTTCCACCCAGGATCCATGTACAAAAGTTTTGATTGGCAAAACAACACTTGTTCAGGGGTTGTAGCAACATTCTCAATCTTAAGTTCCTGCCCGAAAGTTAAAAATACAGTGGGCAACATTTTGAGCACATTTTCGTCCCGCTTCTCCAGGATCAATAAACAGTCATCTCCATCATCCATCACATCGTAATGCAGTCCTGTATGCTCCATGGCGGTTATTACCATGGTGGTCATGAGCAAGCAGTTACCAAGTGCTGTATTATAATCACCAGACATCCGCCTGCCCCTGGCCACATACTTGATGCCATGCCGCGTCCTGCATCTGTTGACCAATTGCCATGACAGCAATTTGGCCAACTCAGGATCATTGCATTTCGAATTGTAGAACGCGTGCTCTAGCATCAACAACTCCATAGAGACATGTTTGTCCCAACGTGAACAATCCAAAGAGACACAAATTGGCTCATCAAACCAACCAAGCTTCTTATAAAGCAAAGTGGCTCTCGCAGTGGGGTTCATGCCTTTCACTATGATCCTGCTGCGGAAGCCAAATTTGCACTTATATAATCTATGCTCTAGCGGTTTGAGCCAAACTCCAATTGATAACACATATCTCTTATTCCTAGCTGATATCGGCCTAGGATCAGGATTCCTTTTCTCACAAGGATTTATCCGTTCACACTTGACAAACATGTCAATACGAGAATCTCTCCTATTTATAGGATATTCGTCCAACGAAGCTGCTGCCGCCTCATAAGCTCTCCTCTTGCTCCCGGCATACGCTTTGTAGAAAACATCTCTTTCTATCGGTGTCACAACCCCCAGGTATCTAGCCATCCTCCTAAGTGTCTGCCTAAGATTCACAATTGCTAGAATAGATGGTTTGGGAACTACACCGATCACTCGATTCCTGATGCTAACTACTTCATTACAAGGGCAATCAGCGTGGACTATAGGAGAATAACACATCTGTAATGGTAATGGTAGTCTGAATATCATCCTATTTGAGGCATGCAGTGTGGAATTAGGCACTAGATGTATGCTACAACCTGCATCAACTGTCTCCAATAATTTTGGATAGGCGCAAGTTGCTGGTGCCAGTTCCGCACAACCTCATTTCTCTGGTATCATGCGGTAAAATTTTGCTGTGGCGCGCGTATATGCTTCGACTAGCATATACAAGAATGCAGCTGTCGCTATGGCCACCCCGCCGTAATAAATTCCTTCATGATACATTGACAAATGACTAAGGGCTACCTGCCATAATATGAAACACCCTCCTGCCATTAATACCGCAATTACGAAAGTCACCATACGGAGTACCTTCTCCATCGTCGATGGTGTGAGTTCTACTTTGCCTGAACTCAGTTCTTCCGCTCTGTCTAAATGTATCTGAGTTTGCGAATCGCCGCAAAATCTCATCCATTCCCTTTCGGCTGGGGTCAAAGCCATGACGGCTCCAATTATCGGTCTAGCCATCATGTAGGCGTCGTAAACATTACTCGCCAATTTCTTCTCAATACAAAAATTGACAGCCTTCTTCATAAGTCCGCGCGCTGCAAGGGTCGTACGTTTCGCCAGAAAAATATCTGCCGCAACAAAAGCATAAAGTTCGGCATGTACGTCGACGTTCTTCGCGCCATAAGAGAGCCTGATATAATCGCCATCGGCTGTGGCAGTTTCAACAAGCTCACCAACCACTTCGATTTCATCTTCGTCGTGTTGGTACTTATCGAACCTATATCGTCTTACTCTGGCGCCAGCACGAACGCCGCGACGCACTCTCGAAACGTAATCATTTGAGACCCTCTCTACTTCCCCCACATTAATATCATCCTCATCTGAATCGCTATTTGCCATCTCAAAGCAAAAACCGTTCACCAGAATCGGGTATCTTAACACCCATCAAGGCAAAATAAATTAATTCAAGGCACCAAAATATGCAAATGATCAAGAAAGAGGTGTCCCAAGAAATAATGCGATCCATATTAAAGTATGGGGCAAGGCTTGTAGGTTAGTCACTCCTACGTACTTAATCCAAAGCTAAACACGAGGGCGATAGGCTCGAATGAGCTGATTGTCGTATCCTCATGTTATTTTCGGCAAGCCGTCGTGTCACTGGGGCCTCAGCCTCAATCACACCCCGGCAGTGAGTTGCC